CAAAAGCTTTGGAACGATACACCATTCGACTACTCAGGTAATTTGTACCAGCTCGGAGTCCAAATGCTGGCCGTAAATGCCCCCACGCTTTCCCTCCTAGGAGTGCTTCTGCAGATTTCCAGTTACGCCAGACATTAAAAAGGCTCCCTCAGGAGCCTTTCAAAACGCTTCAACAGAATGAAATAAAAGGATTTATTTCAGGTCACGTCCACATGATGACCACATCGATATAAGAAGCCCCGCGAATGTGGGGCTTTGATTCATAACATAAGGCCCAACAGATCATACGTTTTAGAGAACATAGTGATGCGTCTTGAATTCATTCTTGCGAACTAACCACAAATCCATCCTGCACCACAATTACAACAACAATTTGTTGCTCGGCACCATAGAATTCCTACATTACCAGGATCATCACTATCCCTAGTACCTCCATCTGGAACTTCAAACTGGGCCTTTTTAAACTCTAAGACACCAAGTGTTGTCATAGCCTTATCAAGTATCCTCGCCTTAAACGACCCATTTTTTACATTTATGGTTATCTCTAATTGATCATGCGTAGCCATACATGAATCAACACCATCTTTCGGTGCAATATATATCTCGCTATTATCTGACATAGTAAAAGCATAACCAGAAAGTTTCATAACAGTATCCTTCAGCCTCAATGGTAAATTTTTCCCTCCATAGCCTCACATGGAGAGTGTTATCAAATTAGTCAAATACAAACTTTTTTACCTCATGCTTTTATACTGATTTAAAAGTGATCTCTAACACAAAACTCATTAAGAAAAATTGATATTATCTCAGCATATTTTGTAAAATCTCCATAGAAACAGGGAACTAACAGCGATGGACACTAGGAGAAGATTAAAACGAGCTCAAAGCGCAATCGAAGATGCAACGACGGTTTTGAAGCGTACACGCTCTAAGGTAGAAAATGGCCGTTCAGATATTGATAGGGCTATAAGGGAACTTGATGACGCTGAATCAAACATACGCAAAGCTATACGGGAACTTCCGGACGGTATTTAATCGCGTAAAATACAAAAGCCCTTACGCGGGCTTATTTTTTTGTTTTAACCAAATGAAATAAAAGGATTTATTTCCGGTCACGTCCACACATTGACCACATCGAAAAAAAGCCCTGCCTTGAGCGGGGCTTTACTTTTTGTTTCATACGGTGCCAGAATAAGACTCAACCATATGTTTAATAAGGAAATTACATTGAAATTCTTTAAAGCAGCAGCTTTTTTAACTCTTGCCCTAACGTCCTACACCGCACAGGCAAATGATATCTCTGTACTGAAAAAATCTCTCAAGCCGTGGCAGCCGATTGAAGTTTCGAAAAGTGGCGACACACTTACGGTGGTACTAAACGAAAATCAAGTAACACCAACAATTTATGATACGGTCATTAGCACCGGTGTTTGCATGGATATCTGGACAAAGGATGTACCCGCCAATTACCTCGAAAAGGTAAAGGAACTCCATATCCTTAATAAGCACAAATTCAAAGGCTACGTGCTGGAACAACCTTTAGCCACCTGTAACGAAATGGGTAAAGAACAACCCGAAAGAGCTAAAGTTATCATGCTCTCACATACTCACCTTTTCTGAGTCAAACACATGCAAAAAGCCCCGCATTTGCGGGGCTTTCTTTTGGTCACATCCAGGTGATTTGTTGCTGGCCTGATTGGGTCGGGTGCGGTGGTGCTGGCACTACTTCACCCGGCGAAACGATAAAGCGCTCGACCGTCTCAGTGGTCACAAACGTTGCGCTGCAGTTGATGTTTGTGCACTGGTGATAACGCTCTTTGGTCGTGTCAGTAAAATACCGACTTGTACGAGCGTGGGCGGCGTAATGACATTTTGGACAGTGAAACATGGCGAGCACCTCAAAGCGTTATTAATGCATCAATTTTAACCAATAAAGCCTTATATATCAAACACATAAGATAAATTTATTGCGTCATCTCTTCGCTTTCATACTCCACATCCGAAACCTTAACCTCAAGCTCTAAGCCCGTCGTGTAGCCGTTCCCGTTAAGGTTATGCACCACACGGCTGATTATCCATGCCTGCTCGTCTATAACGCGCTTAAAACCTTTGACTGCTATCGGCGTTTCAGGAAATAAATCTGCCCGACCAATAGCCAGCGAGATTGAAAACTCCGCGACGCCGCGCTGCAGCTTGTCCCACTTTGCCTGAGCGGCGCGCATGGCCTGCGCCTTTGTCGCGTAGATGGTCGTCAGCTCCAGCACGTTGTCAGACTCACCGACCATGTACTCGCCCTCGCGCGCTTCCTGCTCCTTTTTAGCTTTGGGCTTTGACGTGGCTTTGGTGGCCTTTGGGTGCTGCAGCGCGCGCAGGTGCTGCTCTTTGGGCTTACGCTTAAGCTTGACCTTTTGCTTTTGCGGCTTCGGGTCTCTGGTGTGCAGCCATTTCGCCGTAACGCCGGTGTAGGCTTCGCGGTCAGCGATGGCAAACTGATGCCGGTCGCCGTCTCCGCGTTCAAGTGTCATCTGCGGAATGGGCTTCCCGCTGGCCGTCTTACCGCTTCCGGCTTTCAGAAATAACAGATTCCCCGCTTTTACAGAGACCGCCGCACCGTTCCGGTCAGCCAGGCGGGACAGAAACGCCGCGTCGGATTCCTGCGACTGGTCAATGTGAGAGACCGGGATCGCTTTCAGCGTGTCGGCCACGCTGGCTGTCAGCTTATTGCGTGCTGCAATTGTCTCAACAATGACCCCGAGCGTGGTGTCGTGCCATGACTGTTCCCGACGGGAATTGAGCGACCCACGAAAATCAGCACTGCGCCCCCGGATGGTCAGCGTATCAGGCGCGCCCCGGTGCTCGATTTCATCGACCGTAAAAGTGCCTTTTTTTATCAGGGCGCTATCCTGCCAGCCCAGCCACAGCGTTAACGTTGCGCCGCGCGGGGGCAATGCGATTTGCCCGTCGATATCATCGAGCTCGATATCGAGCTGGTCGGCCTCGAATCCTCTATTATCGGTCATGGTCAGGCTGATAAGGCGGTTACTAAAATCCTGCGTAATATCCTCGTTATCCAGCTTGAGCATAAACGCCGGGGCAATCTTTGCACCGGCCTGAATATTCATACCCGTAATCATCCTGCCAGCCCTCCCAGCCAGTCACCGGCAGACGTAACCAGATTGTCGGCCTGCGTTTTCAGGTCGCCGTAAATCGCCGCGAGCGACTCATCGACGCGTTTCAGCGACAGGCTAAACTCGATTTTTCTGGCCGCGCCGTCGCTGAATAATTCGGTGTGCGTATGGCTCACCTTATCGATGACATACATACCGTGGATCATGCCCGTTCCGTCAATCAGCGGCCACGCTCTGCCCTCGTCTGCCATCAGCTCGATGGCGGTCAGTGACAGACGGCCGCCGGTGATTTCCGGGTACAGCACGCCCGAAAGCGTGCGCGAGGTTTCACCCTCCCCGAGAAACTGGTAGGCCGGGGGTTTGCTGATGCGGTCATTTGACGCCCAGCGGTACTCTTTCGAATACTGCATTGACTGATGTGGCAGCGTGCGGCGCTCAAACACAAATAAACCTAAAACCATTAACATGCTTTAGCCCTCATCCATCGTGACGCATACTTGAGCGCTGACGCGCACGGTTTTGCTGGTCGAGTCTTTCGACAGCCTCGCGGAGCTGTCGGTCAAGGTCTGTACCCGGTGCGATGCCACCATGTAGGGTGATGTTATATTCTGGCTTGCTCTGGTCTACGTAGGTCTTCCCGGCAGGAACCGGCACCGGGTGATACCACTGAGAATCGCCAAATAACGGCGTTGGTCTGATAGTGGACTCTTTACCCGATCCCGTTGCGGCATTGGCTTTTGCGGCTTTCTGGTCAAGGTCGCTCGACTCTTTATTGATTACCCCGAGCTTCTCCAGCAACCAGTTAACGCCCCCGCGTAATTTGTCGAAACTTTTTAGCGGTAACATCAGCCCGGCGGCCAGCAGTTTACCGAACATCACCCCCGCATTTTTGCATCTGTCGAGCGTCTCCTGCGTGGCCTTAACCGGCGCTATCAGGTCTTTAAACCACTGCCAGACGCCGCGCAATTTATCCATGAAAGAATCAAACACCGGCGCGAGCGGGGCAAATATTTCCGCCACCGGCGCAAACGCCGATTTTAATCCCTCTACCACCCCCGAGAAGAATGCGCTGATAGGCTCCCAGTATTTACGTATC